TGAGTGCTGTCTAGGGCAGAGACGGAGATGTAATAAGTAGCTGCTGAATTAAATACATATTCTGAACCATAGGAGATGGTAGAACCAGAAATAGTGCCTATTATAGCAGTTCCGTAGGATGAGTTGCCATAATCCTGATACCCTACTACAAAGTGAGTGCTGTCTAGGGCAGAGACAGAGATGTAACTAGTACTCGCTTGATTAAATACATATTCTGAACTATAGGAGATAGCTCCTATAAATAAAGCTAAAGCAATCAATGGATTTTGAGTAAAAATAGAAATCGCCACTCCTAAAATAACAAACAAAGGAAATAATCTTTTTCTTAACCTTTCTCCTTTTCTTCTTGCTTGTTCTTGTTCATTACTAAAAGTAATTACATTTTGCTCTACTGTCTTATTAAAATCCCAATTCTTTTTTATTTTATCTAATATTTTCATATTTATGGCAATCTAAATGCTAAAAATATCGTTAATCCTTTTGCGCCACTACCAGCTGAATCCACATCAATTGCTATCCTATCTCCTGTTGCTACATCATCTTTGCTTGTATCAATTACTGGTGCTGTTGCCGCTGTATAAGAAGTATATTCTGAGGCATCAATTGTTATTTTAGTAGATAACATATCAACACCATCAGTTACATTTCTTATTTGAATTGTTGGTGTTCCTGAACTTGATACCGTTGAAACCATTGCGTGGGCTTTAACTAAGTTCATTCCATTCATTTCTTCTGGTATCATAAAAATAATCTTACCATCTCCAGTTGTTAATGCCGTTGCATCGTCAATTATTTTAAGTTGAATCATTTTTGTTCCTATATTAGAACCTGCCAATCCATCTGGTGTTATATATTTATTGTCCTCTGTTCCCGTATTTATTTCAGCACTGCTTGCCTTATGAAAATCCTTAAACATAAAAGTATCATTTCCTGTAAGTAAAGGTAATGTTACTGTTCTATTTGCCGTTAATTCACCTACACTTAATTGATATTCGTGGTCAGCACTTGTATCTTTTATATTAACTGCTTTGGGTAATGTTACTGTTCCTGTAAAAGTAGGTGAAGCTAATGGGGCTTTTGCATCAACTGCTGTCTTTACTGCTTTACCTGTTGGATAATCAATATCACTATCTGTAATAGTTGTTTTCTTGTTGGCTACATTCTCTGGAGTAAAGCCTAAAGTATTTTGTTTACTACTCAATCCTGTATTAACTGCTTTACAAGTAGGATAATCAACATCACTATCTGTAATAGTTGTTTTCTTGTTGGCTACATTCTCTGGAACATAACTAATGTTTGCATTTAAGTGATTCCAGTTACTTGCTGTTTGAGCTGGAGTATCTACATTTGCAATAATAGAATCTCCTATTTGTACTGCTTCTCCACCAAGAGTTCCTGCAACTGATATAACCCACATATCACCTTTCATAACTGCTCCTGCTGGTCCTGAACCTCCAGTAGTAGGATAAGTATTTCCTGAAGCGTCATAACCTCCTCTATAGTCTAATAATCCTGCTACTGAACCATCTACATAAGTTTTAATAGCTTTTTGAGAGGGAACTATTGTATCAGAATTACCTGCGAATGTTCCATCTGTTGAAAAATCTAAACTATAAGCTGGAGCTGTTGAATTAGTTCCATCTCCTACACTTGTTAAAAACTTCTTTGTAGTTGTTGTATTACCTGCTAATCTTGCTACTGCACCTGCTGTATCTCCATAAATCATATCTCCGAGTTTTGTCATTGGATTAATGAGTCCTCCTGATGCTGTAATGGTTTCATCTGTAATATTTAGTCCTGAACCGATAGTTAAAAACTTCCAAGTATTAGCAGATTCGTCCCAAAATAATATCCTATCAGCACCAGGGTCTCCTAAAATAGTAATCGCTTCAAGGGTTTCCTTTTCTGCTGTTGAAATTTCATATCCTTCTTGTTTTTTTATTTTGAATCCTGGCATAATTTTATTTTATTTACTCTTTCCTCTCTTTGAGATATTATTTGTTCTCTTATCTCTAAGTTTTTAATAAATCGTTTTTGGTCATCTATGTATTCTATTAACCTTGTATTTTCTTCTGTTAGTTCCTTATTTTTCTTTTCTAACTTCTTTGCTTCTGATATATAATTATTTAGCTGTTTTTGACAACTTTTTACCTTTTCTTTTATCTCTGATAATTCTGATTTACTGCTTGAAATGCTATTTTCTAATTCTCTTATTTCTTTTTGGTATAAACTTTTCCTTTCCTTCTCTTCTTTTTCATTACTATCCTTGATTTTTTGTTGCTGTTTAATCTCGTATTTCAATTGTTTTAATGAATTCTTCATCTCGTCTATTTCTCCTGCTAATACACCCCGTTTTAAGCCAATTTGAGCAGTATAATCTTCAAGTCCAGAGTTAAGCTCGTCATATAATTTTTGTTTCTTTGACAATTCTTGTTCCTGCTCTGATAACTTTAATTTTAATTGCTCTAATTCTGCTGTTATTTCTCTAACTTGTTGTGCTTTATCAAAAAATGACATATTAAATTATATACCAATTATTACCGTCTGAATATAATGTTATTGAATCGTAATCTGAATTGATAACATAAGTTGCTGAACCATCAATCGTTTCTGCTCCTTGAGTTGCTATCGTAATATTATTTGTTCCTGCTTTTCCTGCTGCATCTTTAATAGTAAATGTTTTCTTTTCTGCCATTAAAGCTGTTGGAATAGTTATTGTTACTGCTCCTGTTGCTGAATAGGTTGAATGAATAATATCGTCAGTCCTTAAAACAGTATATGTAGCACCTGCTACTGTTGTAGCATTAACTTGTAAATCTTTTTGTTGTTTTATAGGAAATGCCATATTAGTTTATGCCCATTGCTGCTTTAATTGTCATTGATGAACCTGTTACTGTTCCTGTTCCCTTTGCTGAAACTTTGATATATCTATCATTACATTGAATTGGTATTCTATAAGCTCCTGTTGCCGTTAGTTTATAAGTCAAAGTATAGATATTTGAAGTTCCACTATCAATCTTTTCGTGTGATTCTTGATAAAAGCTCGTATTATCAGGACTAAACTCTACCTTTATTTCGGCAGATGTTAATGACCCAAGAGTGAAATCAACATAAAGTATGAGCTGGTTATACTCATTAACTTTAGTTGTATCTGTTGTTTCTTTTCCTATAGTTGTTGCCGCAACATAATTTGTTGTTAGTATTGCCGCTGGTCTAATTGTTACTGGTTGTTTGTAATCTATTGTCATTGTTTTTTTATTTAATTATCTTACTCTTGCCCTCGCTTTGAGGGCAATATGTAAAACAATTATGCTTCTTTTGTTAGAACTCCTGAATATCCTACTACTAAATAATTTGTTCCATCGCAGTAAATATCAGCATAGTTGCCAATTACTCCTGCGATAACTAAATCTTTATTAGCAACTCCATCACCTCCTAAAAATACTTTTTCAGTTGCTGCTGGAGATAAAGATACATTTTGAGCTACTGTTAATTGTACTCTCATTGATTTTCCAGAAACAGTTGCTGCTGCTGGAAGTGTTAATACAATTGCTCCACTAGCACCAGTATTAGTTATATTCTTTCCAAAGTCTGCTGCTGCTAAGTTTGCTGTTGCTGCCTTTGCTACAACTGTTGCATTTGGAGCAACTAATGGATAAGTAGTACCAGCTGAGGTTGTTAAAACTCCTGATGTAAAAGTGCTAACCGTTAATTGTTTTGATGAGTTGATAACTTCTGTTCCATCAACTCTGTATCCTTCTTTTGAGTCCACCGGACCCTTAAAATGTGTTCCTGACATTGTTTTATATGTAGATGAGATATATATTCCTACCTTTTAAGTAGTCAACTCTCAAATACATTGTTAATGATTATTATGAGGGCAGGATTTCTCCCACCCTCAACTAATATACTTATGCTGTTCCCGTTGAACCAACTATTCCGACATAATCTGGAGCACCATATACTTCTCTAAACTCACCCTTGTAGATATAGTTGTTGTTTTTAGCAATTTTCCAATCTACTAAAGCTGTTTGAACTCCTTGTCTGATCCATCTTGTTACAGAGTGATTTCTTCCAAGTAAGAACCACGCTGTGTTTGACCCAGTTGTATATCCTGAACCACCAACTGCTGCTCCTAAATATGGAGAAGTGTAAACGCTAATCGCATATTTTGATGAGTAAACGTTGATGTCGTTGTCTGCTGTTCCTGATCTGAACTCTGAATCTACTATCTCACAAGCTGTCTTGAACAATGCTGAAGGAACTAATAATGCTGAAGGATTTTGTCCTTTAACTGTTCCGTCTTGAGCTTTTTGTTCTCTTAAAGCTACAATAGCTGTATTGAGAGAAGTTTCGTTTAAAGCTGCTGTTAAAGCATTATCAACTGTGAAACCCCCTAATGTTAAGTGAGAATCAGAACACAATGCTACTCCATCTGCTGATAATGTAGTTGTGAAAGCTCCTCTATATATTTCAAAAGCTTCAATATCTCTTGTTATTCTTGCATTCTCCGCAAAATCTCTTACAATCTTCTGCCAAGCACTATGCATATTGTCATCAAAGAAGTTCTTTGAGATTTCTACGCTGTTATCAAAGTTTACTACATTGTAAGTATATTTATTACCGAATCTTGGAGTAGATTTTTGGACATCTTCCTCCTCTGCTCTTTTACCCCATAGTCCTGAACCCTTGAAGATTTCTCCGATCTGAGCTGCGTTAGTAATTGTTTCTTGTCTGAAAATTGCTGCTGTTTCTGCTGTAGCAATTCCAGGTCCTTGCTGAACGTCAAACTCTTGAACGAAGATTTCATCTAAAGCAGTTTTAACTACATTTGGGTTTAAATTACTTGTTATATTCATATTTTTCTTTTTTAATTACTGCTTATGCTATACTAAGTCACCATATCTTGTAACACCTTCTTTTATTTCAAAGTCAACTGTTCCATTTACGGTGTCAAAATCTACTATTCTTAGTCCGTGAACGTTCTCGTCAGATCCTTCATCTTCGTTGATAGTGTATTTTCCTGCTGTTAAGTCAAAAGTTACACAATCGTATCTAATGCCTTCTGCTAAGTTAGTAGGAGTGTGTGCCTTACATCTATAAATTATTCCCGGTAAAGGCAATAATACTTCTACTGTTCCATTTGCTGTTGCTGTTGCTGTGTCATCTGAAGCGGCAATTCCAAAAACAATATCTGTTCCTATCTCCGGATCGTTCGTTGCCAATTTGATAACTGTATTTCCTCCTTCTCCATTTAATTTAACTGGTTCTCCAATTAAAATCTGTGTTGAAGATGAGGTTGTATAGTCATCTACCTGACAAGTCATTGTAGGTTGGCAGTTGTATGGATTTTTTACTACTGTTACATCTAATTTTGCCATATCTATTTGTTATTAAGCTGATTATATTTTTCAGGTGTTATTCCTTGAGCTTTTAAGAAAGATATATCTTGTTCAGATAATTCTTCTGGATATCCACTTTCTTTAATAGCTGGACCTGCAGAACTCCCACCTGTGCCACCAGAAACAGTTTTCTTTGCTTTAAGAGCTTCTACCAATTCTCTATTGTTTCTCAATATTTTTTGGCTATTAGCTAAAGCGTATGCTTTCTGAATATCATTTTGAATGCTTTGCTTATCAAAACCAGATTGGTTGATTGAGTTTTCGTAATGATGTTTTATTAAAGCTATCTCATCAGGATTATTAGTTATCTTTGAGATTTCCTCATCAATTATTGATGATGACATATCTCTTTTGAAACTATTTAATTCTTCTTTGATAATGCTTCTAATATCCTCCTTTGGTTTCTCTATTGGTTCACCAAATTCATCAAACTCTAACTCATCATCTTCTTTCTTGTTTTTCTTTTTAAGCTCTACAATCTTGTATTCAGCTTGTTCTAAGCGTTTGTTTCTTTTCTCTGCTTCTTGTTTAGCTTTTTCAAGTTCTGCCTTATAATCAATTTCTTGATTATCTTTTTCCTGCGAGGCATCAGGATTTTTAACCTCTTCTTTTTTTTCGTCAACTGGAGCTGGTTGACCATTTAACTCCTTTGTTTCTTCTGTCATATTTTTAAATATGTATAATGCCCATATCTGGCGTTATTAATTATTTAAGCTTTTTGGCTTATAGGGGTGCATCAAGCCGACCAATTGATGCAACCATATAAAACAAAAAGGCGATAACTGTGAGTTTTTTCGCCTTTGTTAGGTTAGAAATATTCTATTGTGTGTTAATTATATATCCACTATTAAATCCTGTCAAGCTTTTCTGTTGTGTGTTAATTATATATCCACTATTAAATCCTGTCAAGCTTTTCTGTAAGTAATGAAGTTGCTCTCAATTTTCATTATCTTTCCCTCATTATTTTTATGAATAATCATTGAGCCATTCTTAAACTTAAAGAAACCATTTTCCTCAAGTATTTGTAAGTCATCTTGATATTCTCTGAACTTTTTGAAAAGCTCTATCTCATATTCTGTTAATTCAACTTTGTAAGTTTCCATTTCTTGTATTCTTCATATTGAAGTTTTAATTGTTCTTTTCTTTTTCTTAATAAATCAACTACGAGTAAAGAAGCTTTAGAAAATATCATATCGTCCTCTGTTTTACTTTTTAAGAACAGATTTTCATAAGAACGATATTCTATGTCCTTCAAGAGATATTGGTATCCGTCATTCATATCAAGCAGGTCAAGAGTTTTTATCATATTATCTACTTCACTTTCACTCATTATGTTTCCCTGATAAGTAAACTCTCCCTTATTATATTTAATAATATCTTCCGGAACAAATCCTTTGAAAAGATGTCTTACTAAATAATTAAGAATTGTTTTTTTGATTAGGTTCAAATTCGTACACCTGCCTCCACCAACTCTTGAAAAGTAGGTATAAGCATTCGCTCTTCCTCTCTCTTACGAGGGTGGTGAGCTTGGCATAATGTGATGCCATTATTAATATTATATCTTTCTTCTGGATAATCACGCCAAGGCAATATATGGTGAACCACTAACTTATGTTCTCTAGTGTATTTCTCTCCGCATATCTTACATTGGTAATTATCTCTTATTAGGCACTTTCTAACCCAATCCTGATAAGCACTATCATTTCTTTCATCTTGCTTCTTATAATTACCATTAACCCACCTAGGATGACTCTCGCCCATCCTTTTTCCTTTCCTGGACTCACTCATATTTCTTTTGTGTTCTTCAGAAAACTTCATTCCTTTTCTCGCTTCACTCATCTTCCTTTTTGTTTCTTCAGAAAACTTTTTTCCCTTATGAGCTTCACTCAACTTTCTTTTGTGTTCTTCGGAAAGATGTTTTCCCTTATGAGCTTCACCAATTTTTCTTTTTGTTTCTTCAGAATGTTTCTTATCTTTCCAGTAGCCAATCTTCCCTTTCTTTGCTTCACTCATCTTAATTTTTGTCTCCTCTGAATGATGTTTGCCTTTGTTTGATTCACTTATTTTAATTCTTGTTTCATCAGAAACAATATGTCCTTTTAGGCTATTGGATATTTTTTCTTTACACTCTTTTGAATGTTTTTTCCTAGTATGTGCTTCGCTTAATTTTCTTCTCAATAGGTTCATATTTCTTCATAGCTAATTGACTACCTTGCTCTTCAATAATTTTAACGAATCCTAGAAGTAGTTTATATGTTAGCTCTACTTCATTTTTTCCGTCTGATATAGAAATTAAAGTATCATTGTTATTGCTTTCAATTATTTTGAGATTGATTTTTTTCATCTTCTTTTACTTCAATTTTCAATTCCTTAAATTTCATATCAAACTTTTTTTCTCTCATCTTGCCTTCAATAGCCCCTAAGAAGTCATCTAATATACTCTCTGCTAAAAATATAGGTAATTCATTTAATACTTTCAGTATCTGATTATGGAACTTGTCATATTCAGTTGTTTCTTTGTTTTTTAGTATTTTAATATTTAACTCTTTTACCTTCTTTGACCTTAATTTATAAAACTCTGTCTGTATAGTATTTTTGAATACTTGAACATTTCTCTCTACTGTATTTACATCAAAGATGTCATTGTTAAATATCTCTAACAATTTTTTTGAAACTTCTTTTTTGCTTTTTAGAAGTTTTTCCTCTTCCTTTGTTAGATGTTTTGTTGGCTGTTCCTGTGTTAGGTTTGTCATTTATTTTTATTTTATTTAATTCTTCTTTTTCTTCTTCTTCCTTGATGTCTCTAAGAGCATCTTCTTTTGCTTTTTTTTCTAACTCCAATGATTCATCTGAACTTTTTTGAGAAGGGTTTTCTTTTAGGTATATTTCATATTCGGCTTTTTCTACTGCTTTCTGAAATAACTCAAAGATGTCATCAATATTACTTTTTGTGTATTCTTGTAATGCTTCAACTGTTATAGAACAATTAAGGTCTTGTTGTGTTCTACCGTCAGATAAAACCTCGTTGTCCATTAAAACAACATCCGATGACTTTGGAACATTTAAGTCATTTGCTAACTTTGTTCTAACTTTCCAGTTAAGCATAAGCCAAGATTGCACTGGTATTGATTTTTGTATTTCCATTTTTTTATTGTCTTATTACTGTTTCTCTTCTACCAACTCCTGTTAGTTGTTCTACTAATGGAGTTGTTTGATTGGGAGCAATTCCTGCTTGTTGTGCTAATCCTGATCGTTGTTCTTGTGGCTCTTGCATATATTCATCTGCTCTGTCCCTTGATTGGTCATAAGATCCAAACAAGAAGTCCCTTGTAACAGCTAATTGGTCAACCATAGGGTTATTTATTGCCCTATCATATAGCTCTAAATTGAAAGCTTTTTTCAATGCGTCAGATTTTATCATATCTGTTCCCGGCTCTATTTTGAATAAAAACTTTCTCTTTCTAAACAATCCCGGTAATACTTTTACTATTTCTGATTCTTCCCCCTCTTCCTTTAATAAATCAAAACTTATTTTTTCTAACTCTTCAGGAGTCATTTCTTCTGAAATCTCATTATCAAACTCTATTATTCTTGTCTTTCTCTTTCCTTTGCTAATTTTATCTAAATTAAATCTCTTAAATGTTAAGGTGTCTTTTCCTGATACTTCTTTCATTTCTCCTACAGTTAAGTATTGAATAATATCTGTTCCGATTAACATCCCTAAATCTCTTACAAGGAAACCAATCATCTTTCCGAAGAAACCAAGCATTACTCTTGCGTTATTTTCAAGAGCACTTATTTCGTATGCTGTCTGTCCTCCCTTTTGACTTATTCCTTGTTGTTGGACAGAGGATGAACTTTCCGTCATTGCTCTTTCAATTTCAACCTTGGTATTATATCCAGCTTGTAGGTTTGTTCCTACATCAATAGGATTGATTTTAGCTTCTTGCTCTAAAACTGTTACTTTTCCCGGAATAACTATTGAACTATCAATTCCTTCTGCTGAACCAACTACTAATGGCTTCATAATGCTTAAATATGTTCCGTCAATAATCATCTGATATAACTTATCAATCACCTCTTGGTCTGGACCAAGCTTGTTTACTAAACTCTTTCCATAAAAGAACCTTGCATCTGGACTGATTGGCTCGTAGAATGTCTTAGCCATTGGATACATCTTATCAATTCTTGGGTTAGGATTTTCGCAATCTGTTAGCAATACTCCATTAACGAATAGAAGCATAAGGTCTTTATATGCGTTATAATACCATACTTGCTCTACGGAATACTCATCTTGACTGTATTCCTCGTAAAAAGCACCATTTTGTTCTGAATATAGCACTTCTATTCCAGGGTGGACATACTTGAAGTTCTTATAATGTCCGTATTTTCTCTCTGCTAAATCGTAGGATATAATCTTTCTCCAAATTAAATATCCTTGTTTTTGAATATCTGGCTCGTAAAAGTTTTCTATCAAAAGCTCATCATTAGGAATTATTGATTGAATAAATCCTGATAATGCTTCATCTAATACTTCTTTGTATTCCCAATCTCCACTATCTTTTATCTCTTTTATCTTTCTGAATGTTTCAACATACTCCTGATGAATTATTACTGCTGGATTTACACAAGCTGATATTACTGCGTATAAAAATGTCATCGCATAATCAGAATTGTTTACTACCCACTCTATTAAATCTCTCATCACAATTGCCGCTTCTTTGTCTTCTTCTTGTCTGTCATTTTGAGCATAGATATTAGGGTATAATATTGAACCTGTTATATGGGCTACAATAGAAATAACTTTATTTCTTGTTGTCGGATTTACAGCGTTGCTTCTCCAAGAATACTCTGGGTCAGCATCTTTAGGTTTTTGATATGTATTGAAAAGTTTTTGATTTCTCGCAATTTCTTGAATTAAACTTCTGTTGTTAAACTCTTGAAATGGCTTATACATATCTTCCCAACTCCTATCAAAGTGTTTGAGAACCATTGCATAAACTTCTCTTTCTTTCTTACTTGGTCTGTAAGAAGAAGGTGTCGCCTTTTTGTTTTTTTCTGTGTAGTATTTCATTTTAATATAATTTATTATAATCTGGAACAAATGAACGCTTCTTTTCCGGATTTTTAGTATGCTCCATTACTTGTAACATATATGCTAAAGCGTCTATCCTATCATCGTGCTTACCAAATGGGAATACTAATAATTCATCTTCTAAAGCATTATCCATTCCGTTGCTTCTGTGTTTTATTAATCTGCTCTCATAAAAGGGTATTAAACCTTTTATCCTTAATTCTTTTTTTGTTTTACCAACTAATGGTATTACATTAAATCTCTTTCCCCTCTTGTCCATTTCTTGTTTTAGAAAGAACTCTAATGATTTTTGATACCCATTAGTTTCTATTCCGACTGCTATTAGTTTTAGTTTATATTTATCTTTTAAGTAAAATAAGTTATCAATTACTTCAGTCGGATTAAACCTTCCCGTGAAGTCCTCTAATTTATAAATGATGTTCGCCCCACTCTCTTTTCCTACTACCTGAATTGATGTGTTATCATCGCTTACTGACTCTTCCCAACCTGCAAGGTCAACTGCTACATAAACTTCTAAATCTTTATTTATTATATCAGCTTCTTCGTAATAGGTAAACCATTCTTTTTTGAATAATTGATTTTCTGTATTAACAGGGTTTTGTTGATAAAGGCAAGAAAATTGATATATGCCTATTTGATTTTTAATCTTTAATACTTCTTCAAGAGGATATCTATCTTTCCATAAAACTTCTCCT